ATCTACAACTGGTGACTCTATTCCTCTAGCACCTAGAATGCCGGGCGCACAATCAAGAGGAACTACAACTGCATCACCATTGCAACTTATTGCACGTATGGCACGTCAATTAGATACGCAAACTGTTGATTCACGTGGACGTTACTTGGTTGTTGACCCAATCTTCATGGAAATGTTGAAGGACGAGGACTCACGTCTTCTAAATTCAGACTTCGGTGGATCAGGTCTACAAAATGGCTTGGTTGCAGGAAACATCCACGGCTTCCGTGTACACGTTTCAAACAACCTACCAACAGACGGTACAGGACCAGGAACTTCTGGCACAACTGCACAAGATGACAACTTCGGTATCATCCTAGCAGGTCAGGAAGAAGCGGTTGCAACTGCAGAACAGATCAACAAAGTAGAAAACTACAGAGATCCAGATTCATTTGCAGACATCGTACGTGGTATGCACCTATACGGACGTAAAATCTTACGCCCACAAGCATTGGTCACAGCACGATACAACGCTGCTTAATCATAAGATAAACTTAGAGGCTGCTTCGGTGGCCTCTTCGTGCATTTAACATAAGGACATTCTCATGGGTACTATTACTACAGCAATGTGCAACAGCTTCAAGCAAGAGCTACTTGGGGGTGTTCACGACTTAGACACACACACATTGAAGATAGCTCTAATCAAACCTTCTCCTACAAGTAACTTCAACAAAGCTACTACTAACTACTCTGACCTTACAGCTAACTCAGATGAAGCTACTGGTACAAACTATACTGCAGGAGGACAAGCATTGGATTCGCCTGTCATATCTATACCTTCAGGTACGGATACGGCTATTGTTGACTTTGCAGATGAAGTCTTTTCCAACCTGACTATCTCTGCTGCTGGGGCTTTGCTCTACAACAGTTCGGCAAGTAACAAGGCTATAGCTGTGTTCTCGTTTGGCTCAAACGTAGCATCGACAGCAGGTGACTTTACAGTTATCTTTCCTACAGCAGATGCATCCAACGCAGTTATACGAATAACGTAAAGGTAAACTAATGGCACTGATACTAAGAGATCGTGTACGTGAAACGACTACAACTACAGGAACAGGTAATTTAACTCTTGGTGGCGCAAGTGCAACCTTTGATACATTCGCATCAGTCATGTCTACGAATGACACGACTTACTACGCCATTGTGCATACAGCTAATGGCACAGATGAATGGGAAGTTGGACTAGGTACATACAGTGGTACTAATACTCTTACAAGAACTACAGTACTATCTAGCTCAAACGGTGGATCAGCAACAAACTTTTCAGCAGGTACTAAATTTGTATTCATAACTTTACCTGCTGGTGCTGCTGCTCACCTTGACCCAGCATCTAACGATCACGACTTAGCATCAGTCATCTCCTTTGGTAATCACGACACAGATGATATATCAGAAGGATCTTCCAACTTATACTTCACCAACGCTAGAGCAGATGCACGTGTCGCTGCATCCACAGCCTTTGACCCAGCAGGTTCTGCTGTTGCACTAGCGATAGCTTTGGGATAACATTATGGCAAATACATTTCTTAGAAAGACTTCACGTAGCATAGGCACATCAGCAGTTACGGTGGGAAGCTACACAGTGGGTGGCAGCACAGCTACAACCGTTATTGGTTTGTCTTGTGCTAACAGAACCACTGCAGCTATCACAGTTGACGTAACACACAACGATGGGTCTAACGATACATTCTTGGTTAAACAAGCTACCGTACCTAGTGGAGGCTCACTTGTTGTCGTTGGAGGTGATCAAAAGGTCGTTTTACAAACAGGCGATAGCATTAAAGTGACATCGAGTGCAGCCTCCTCTTGTGATGTAATGATGAGTATATTGGAGATTACCTAATGGGTAAGTCTAAAGATTTAGCAACTGGCTCTTCTACTCTGTATCAAACACAAACTACAAGTGATACAAGGTATGTAAACACTGCTGGTGATACAATGACTGGTACGTTAAATATTACTGGTGATTTAAGTGTTTCAACAGCAACTAATGCTAAACTTTCAGTTAATGATCAAATAGGTGAAGTAGGTGATGGAAACCTAGCTTTTCAAGCACAGAATACGGCTGGTAGTGCGTTAAAGCCAATGGGTTTTAGAGCAGAAGATATACGTTTTGCTACTGGATCAAGTGAGCGTATGAGAATAGATGCATCAGGTCGTGTGACAAAGCCTAATCAGCCAGCCGCTTCTTGGGGAACCTCTACCGATAGAACACTACCTCAAAACTCATCTTGGCAAGATGTGCAATTAAATGTTGAAAATTATGATAGAGGTAATAATTACAACACCAGCAACTACAGATTTACTGCGCCAGTTGCAGGAGTTTACCTAGTAGGATTTAGTGGCGAGTTCCAATGTACCTCTGCTACAGTTTGGACATATTTGTGTCCAAGAATTAACGGAAGCAATACTGCAAATCTTAATTCTAAAGGTAATTATTTTGCAGATTTTACGACACCTGTAGCAACTTATTATCAACATTCTCAAACATGGTTATTAAACCTAGCAGCAAACGATTATTTTGTTTTTAGTGCTAATGGCGCTGGAGGGACTTTAAAAATAAAATCTAATACTGAGCTTCAATTTTTTGCTACATTACTAGGATAAACGTATGGCATATATAGGACAGACACTAACCGAAGGCACAAGAAGGGCGCATACATATACAGCTACTGCTGGACAAACCACATTTAATGCTGTATACTCTCTTGGAAACGTAGACGTATATCAAAACGGAATACTGTTACAACCTGCTGACTACACAGCCACTACAGGAACTACAGTTGTGTTAGGCTCTGCTGCTGCACTAGATGATGAGATAACTATTATATGCCACAACATATTCAGCGTAGCAGATGCACCTACACTTTCAGGTGGTGGCACATTTGCAGCTAGTATCAGAGCGCCTATATATGATACAACACAGAATACTATGAAGACTGCTTTGTTTCAAACTAATGAGCAAAGCATGGGTACAGACACAACAATACCTAGCTCACAGAATGCTAGTTGTAATGGGCCTCTAACCATAGCGTCTAATATTACGCTTACAGTAAATGGAAACTTGGTAATTATATGAGTACGTTACATGTAGAAAATCTAAAAGGTCTTAGCTCTGGCGGTAATGCCAACAAGATTATTGTACCGTCTGGTCAGACTATAGACGCTAGTGCTGGAACGCTTGTGCCAAGTGCAGGGCAAATAGTTCAGAATGTGGTAGGTAGCAAATGGACTACCCAAACTGTAAACAATACTACCTCTTACGTTGACTTAACTTCACTGGCTATCACACCAAAGTATAGTAATTCGCTTATAAAAGTAATGTTTCACTATATGGCTGGAGGTGGTCATGCTCTTAGGCTTTATAGAGATAGTACTGTAGTGTTCCAACCAACAAATACATATATGATATACGATGGTTATGAATACACAAACCAACAAGCATGGAATAATAACTCTCATAGAAGAATACAATATATGTCTTTTGTTGATACTCCATCTAGTACAAGTGCCGTTACTTATAAGTGGCAAGCAGCGCCATATCGAGCGAATAATAATACTGGCGTAGGTTTCAATGAACTGACTACTTCAGGAGGTGCATATTCATATATGGAAATCTTGGAGATTAAACAATGAGCATTCTGAAGGTAGACACCATAAACGAAAAGACTTCTGGCAATGGGGTAGCTATTCCAGGTCACGTTATTCAGGTTGTAGCTTCTGAAAAAACAGATACGGGTTCTTCTTCTAGTACAGTTCCAACTTTTACTGATACTGGTTTGTCTTGTACAATTACGCCAAAATTTAGTAACTCAAAAATTTTAGTTCATGTAAATGTTGCTTTGGGAGTTGATACCAGTGTTTTCAATCAGATGAGAGTTGTTCGTAATGTTGCTGGGGGTGCATTTTCTATGATTTCAGTAGCAAATAGTGCTAGTAATAGAACTGCTGCTCATGCTTCTGTTTATGATGCAGACAATGAGGGAATGATTACTATGCAAGATTTCATTCATTTAGACAGCCCTGCTACAACAAGTGCAGTAATTTATAAAGTTCAAATTGGTAATTCTGGTGGCAGTGGTACTATTTATATAAACCGTAGTGGTCGTGATCAAGATAGTTCCGCCTATGATATAAGAGCTTCATCCAGAATAGTTCTTCAGGAGATAGCCCAATGAGTTCTATTCTTAAAGTTGATACGATACAGAATAGTGGCGGTACTACTGGGTTAACTATAGATAGCAGTGGTTTTGTAGCTCCAAAGGTTCCTGTTTTAAGTGTGTCATTAACGTCTAATACAGCAGTAAACTTAGCAAGTAATCAGTATCATTTAGTAGATTTCTCTACTTATGGCACAGTAGATTTTGACAATACAAACGCATGGGATAGTGCCAACGAAAAGTGGACACCACAAACAGCAGGGTATTACAGTGTAAGTTGTACTTTAAATGGTGGAGATGGAACTGTTAGGTCATTGGGGCCAAGTTTATATAAAAATGGTTCGCTTTATAAAAATCATCTCTTTTGGTTTCAAGATGAAAGCTATGGTGATGATATAGCTGTTTCATTTACCACACTCGTATATCTAAATGGTTCAACAGATTACATACAAATGTATGGTTATGTCTATGACACTAATGGTAATGAAAGGTTTTTTGGTGGTAATAAAAGGACACAAATGACAGCACATTTCGTATCAACTTAGGATAAACAAATGACAGATATAGCAACAGCATTAACAGAACTAGGCGTAACCGAATGGGTGTTACGAGGTGAGCCAACTAATCAAGTTGAGTTCGAGACTATGTTTCGCAAGGTCATGGGCGCAGACTCTAATGGCTCTGCCATAGAAAGCTCAGACCCAGCGCACTTCGGTACAACATGGGATAAAGTCAAAGCTAAGAAGGATGCCCTTGTAGCAGCAGAACCCATGAGATTACTACGTGAAGAGCGTAATAGAAGATTAGCAGAAGTAGACTGGTGGGCATCAAGTGACCTAACCATGACGGATGCACAGAAAAAGTATAGAACTGACTTGCGTGATATAACAAAGACCGCAAAAAGTTTAGATGATGTAAAATGGCCTACAAAACCATAGGAGTATAATATGCCAGAGATTAAAGTAACAGTAACCGACACAGAACTGAAGTGTCTTGAATATGCAGCAGCCTCACCACAGGACTGGGCTGACAATGCTTTGACTAACAGAGCTAGAATAGCCAAGGACGAGATCATTGCTGCTCTTGTAGCACACTGCAATGCTAACTCAGTAGCACTAGCTGTTGGTGAAGACAAGCAGGTAGCACAAGCGTTTGACCTAAAGGTTGTAAAAACAGCAGCAGAAGTTGCAAAGGAAGTTGAATCTAAGTAAGGAATATCAATGTCATACATCGGCACTGAACCTAAAGACATAAGATCATTTGGCAGAACTAAGTTTGACTACACTGCTACGCAGGGTCAGACAGCGTTCACTGGTGCTGATGATGACGGTAAAGTATTAGCATTTACTGTTGGACAGATAGAGGTATACGTCAACGGTATCCTCATGGATGATAGTGACTTCACTACAACTGGCACCGGTACAGTCACACTAGCATCTGCAGCTAACTTAAATGATGTTATTAACATTGTATCGTTTGAGACTAATATACCTGACAGTGACTATGTACCTGCTTCAGGTGGTACGTTTAGTGGTAATGTTTCTATGTCTGGCACGTTAGGCGTCACTGGTGCTGTTACTGCTTCTAATGGTTTGACTGTTGATGATGATGGAGCCACACCTTTAACTGTAGATCGTGCAACAAGTAATGGAACTCTTGTTGATTTCCAAAAAGATGGATCATCTGTTGGTAGTATTTCAACTGCTTCGGAATTAGCCTTTAATACAACTACTGGCTATGCGTCATTAAAAGTAAACAGCGAGGGAGACGGCCTACAATACAGTAACGTAGGAACTCGTCATTTTGGTCCTTGGCTTTCCAAAGATAACGCTGTTGATTTAGGACGTACAAACGGACGCTTCAAAGACGCCTACCTTGGTGGCGGTGTTTACCTTGGAGGTACGAATGCGGCTAATAAGTTGGATTTTTACCAAGAGGGTACTTTTACTTATAATATGAATTGTGGAACAAGTGGTTCTTTTACTCCTAGGTCTGGATACACGTTAGGACATTATACTAGAATAGGTAATATTGTTCATTATAGTGTTAGGTTTGAAAGTATTAGCAAAAGTAGCCCTCAAGGAAGAATACAACTTGGAAACTTTCCTTTTACTTTTAAAGCAAATATTACAAATGGTGCTGTTGCCCAAGATCAAGCAGTTGTTTTAAGAGGAAACAATCCATCCTCCAACTATATGACTTACTTTTTTGTACCTGTACAAGGTGGTAACTATGGCTACTTTACCGTAAGAGAAAACAATTCGGCATTCGGCTATAGTGTTATAGATCAGTCTCAGATATCGGGTAATTTTGAAGGTATGTTAAACATTACGACTTTAATTGCATAATAGGACACAAACATGACAAGAGCAAGAGATGTAGCTAACCTCATAGGTTCTGGCAATTACAGCAGTACTACGTTTACAGCTACTGCTGGACAGACAGCCTTTACTATATCCCACACTCAGGGATTTATACAGGTGTTTATGAATGGCTTGCTTTTAGATGAAACAGTAGACTACACAAGCAACGGATCAGCAGTAACACTTACATCAGGTGCAGCAGCAGGTGATGAGATAGAAGTTGTTGCATACAATACGTTTAGCGTTGGTGATGCACTCAACCAAGCAGCAGCAGATACGAGATATGTCAACACCACTGGTGATACTATGACAGGTGGATTAGCTATTAATACGTCTACTGCAGAAACAATAGCCGTTAACAGTGCTAATTACGGTGGTATACAACTTAAAGCTGGTGGTACAAACACAGGCTACATTACTTCTTATAGTGATGGATCTGGTTCTGAGTCTATGTACATAGGTGGTGCAGATACAGTTAATATACACAGTGGTACAAACCACGCCTTATCAAACGGCACAACTAGGATAAAGATAGACGCATCAGGCAATGTGACAATGCCTCTACAGCCAGCCTTTAAAGCTTGGGGTCAAGATAGTAGCAATACATCTAATGGTAAAGTTACTTTTGGTTCTGCTTCACAAAATGGTTCACATTACTCAACAGCAAACTCACGTTTTACTTGTCCTGTCAACGGTTGGTATTTGTTTTTTTGCCAAGGTTTAACTCACTCTGTTGGCACTAGGCTCGATTTACAATTTAAAGTAAATGGTAGTACAATTATTAAAGAGCAACGGTTTTATAAACATAGCAGTAGTAACCACGAAAGCTTTCATATAGAGGTGATGCACTACTTATCAGCAAATGATTATGTGGAGCTACATAAAAACTATGGCGATAGTGGTGTATATACTTGGCAGCATTGGAGTTTTTTTCAAGGCTTTTTGGTAGCGTAGGAGGAACATATGAGCAACGCACGTAAACTTGCAGACAATCTTCCTAGCGTAGGACAGCTATCTGGACGCAATGCCATAACTAATGGTTCTATGTTTATAGACCAAAGAAATCTCGGTTCTGCTACTACACCATCGGCTGATCGAACTTACACCCTTGATAGATGGTTGGCTAGGATGAGTTCTGGAAGTAAGTACTCTGTTCAACAAGTAACAGACGCTCCTTCTGGATATTATAAATCTTTAAAGGTAACTTCAGCCGCCGCCACAACTGTTGGCGCTAATGATTATTATCAGATAAATACTCCACTAGAAGGTTACAGTGTAACTACATTTGACTTAGGATTATCTACTGCAAAAAAATTTACACTTTCTTTTTGGGTAAAAAGTTCTTTAACTGGTACATTTGGAGGAGCTTACTCTAATAACGCTGGGAATAGATTTTACGCTTGGACTTACACAATTTCGTCAGCAAATACTTGGGAGCATAAAACAATAACTGTTGACGGAGTAACAGATGGATCATGGGAGAGAACCAATGGGGCTGGTTTATGGGTCTACTGGACTTTAGGTGCTGGTAGTAGTCAACAAGGTACAGCAGGTAGTTGGGGTACAACTTTTAAACGTGGGCCAACAGGTGCTACTAATGTTGTAGCAACTAATGGAGCAACATGGCAGATCACTGGCTGTCAGTTGGAAGTTGGGCCGCAAAGTACTCCGTTCGAGCATAAAACATTTGCTCAAGAATTTAAGGCTTGCCAAAGGTACTTTTGCCGAACTTATCAGTATGGAACAGGCACAGGAACAGCAACTTCATCTGGTTGTGTAGCTACTTCTCTAAGTGCAGGACATGCTTATGCAGGTGCAGGTTCTTGGGATTTTCCAACTATAATGAGAACCGCTCCTACTATTACAGTTTATAGTACAACTAATGCTAACACGTCAGGTAAACTTGCAGCAGACGGTACTGATGGCAATGGAAATGCTACTTTTATTACAAACGAGCGCTGCTTTTTTTATAGAGCTAATGACAGTTCGGGTACTGCCGCAAATGTTTTTCTTAGGGCGCAAGCCGAAGCATCAGCGGAGTTATAAGTATGAATATTAAATCAGCAAAATACTACACTCATCCAAGCGTAGAAGGTAATCAGGGTATAGAAATAGTTTCAGATGGTATTACCATGTGTGTTCCAATAAACCCAAGCAATGCCGATTACAAAGCCATACAAGCATGGGTGGCAGAGGGTAACACCATAGCAGAGGCTGACTAATGTTTGGCTTTGCAGCAGTAGCAGAGACACCGTTCTCAGCAGAACTTACCAAGTACACCATAGGTGTTGATCTTGCTAATGTATCTGCAGCTTCTGCGCTAAACTCTCCTCAGTTTTCAGGAGGTGTAAATCTTCCAGCATTAACAGGAGTTTCTGCTACACTAACCAACGCTACGCTTGACATTGACGGAAAAGCAAATATAACTACTGCTAACGTATCAAGCACCACAAGCATAGCTGCACTGACACTATCAGGTAAGGCAAACTTTACGCTCCCTGCAAACACTGCAGCATTCACAGCTAACGTACCAAGTATAGAGGGTATAGCCAATACAAACCTACCATCACAAACTGCTATTTCTAGTGCAGTCTACGGTGATAACGTTCAGCCTACAGGAAACAACTACACAGTAACTGTAGCTAATAGTGGAAGCGGTAACAAGTTTTACATAGATGGTGTAGAAGCTGCTCAGTTAACACTAACAAAAGGATTAACATACGTCTTTGATGTAAGTGATGCTACTAACAGTGGACACCCATTTAGATTTAAAGATGCATCTGGTAATGCTTACACTACAGGAGTTACCACTTCAGGAACAGCAGGATCATCAGGGGCTACAGTAACGTTAGTGCTTGCTAGTTCAGGTACACTACCAGTTAGATACTATTGTACTGCACATGGTAATGGTATGGGCAATACCATCACTACAGTAGACAGCACCACTACTTTTACTGTACTTGTTGCAGACGCTGGAGGTAACAAGTTTGTTCTGAACGGTAACGTTGCGCCAACGATACAACTTGTAAGAGGAACAACATATACATTTGATCTTAGTGATTCATCTGTAGCTGGACATCCACTAGCATTTAAGAGTGGTAATAATAGTTACACAACTGGTGTGACAAGTACAGGAACACCTGGTCAGGCTGGTGCAAGCGTAACATTTACAGTACCTTTATCTGCACCAGCAATAGGACTAAGATACTATTGTACTGTACATGGAAACGCTATGGGTAATACTGTTACTACTAGTGGTGTACCTATAGGACTAACAGCACAAGGACAAGCTACACATACACCTACTTCTGTAGCTGCTGTAATAGACAAAGTAGTACCTAGTATAACAGGCATAGCTAACTTTACGTTACCTGATATAAATGCTACATTTGCTCAAAACCTAGATGACCCTATTGGTGTACTCTTTCCGTTTGATGACTTTGCAGCTAACTACAGTAGATATAGAACAGTAACAATAATTGCACCTACTATAGGTAATAGAACAGTTATCATACCTGCTGAAAACAGAACCGTAGTTATTCGCCCAGTTAGAACAGATAACGTAGTATACATATTAAACTAAGGATAACACATGTCTTACAAATGGCCTGAAAAAGATCCAGACGAAACAGCAGACTTTAGTATTGACTGGTCTAGGTTTCTAGGATCTGACTCTATAGCATCGGCTACATTTTTTATTGATGCTGCAGATGGAACAAAGACACAAGTATCAACTGCACAAATTGTAAATAACTTACAGTTTATAGCAGGTACTGTTTCTGGTAACGTAGCTACTGCACGTTTTGGCGGTGGCACAGATAATGTAAGGTATAATATTACATGCCGTATCAATACGACTCAGGGATTAACGTATGAACGTTCTGTAACATTACCGATTAGGAATAGATAAATGGCATATGATTTTCTTGGCTTAGTTAACGACATAAACCACAGGTTAAATGAAGTAGCATTAACTTCTACAAACTTTGCAGCAGCTACTGGTTACTATAGTATAGCTAAAGATGCTGTTAACTCTGCAATAAGACATATTCAACAAGAAGAATTTGAGTGGCCTTGGAACCATGTACAGTCTGATCTTGTACTAGCTGCAGGGTCTATGAAGTATTATTATCCTACAGATGCTAAGACAATCAACATGAACTCGTTTAGAATAAAGCGAGATGACAGCCTTGGTACAGGAACAGTAAAACTAAAGTCAATGGTATATGAGGAATGGTTGGAGAAGTACGCAGATGATGAGTTTAATACAAGTGCAGATATACGTGGTGTGCCTGAATTTATTGTACGTACACCTAGTAGGGAGCTAATATGTCACCCTGTGCCTGACAAGGCTTACACAATAGTATATGAATATTACTCAATGGGTTACGATTTAGAGAACCCTTTAGATGTGCCATCGCTACCACAGCAGTATAGGTTTGCTATAGTAGATGGTGCTATGTATTATGCCTATCAGTTTAGAGGTGACTCACAAGCTGCAAGTGTAGCTTTAGAAAAGTTTGAAAAACAAATAAAAGACTTACGTGTAATAAATATAAATAGAACACCATATATAAGAGACAGAAGAGTTAGTTTCTAATGCCAACACAATGGACTACATTCCCTATGGAGTTCAAAGGTGGGTTGATCTCCAACCTTACTCCACTACAACAGGGTATTAACGCTGTAGGTTCAGCTACTATCTTACAGAACTTTGAGTCTGATAGAGAAGGTGGTTACAGTAAGTTAAAAGGTTATAGCAAGTTCAGTAATACAAAAGTTCCCGGCGGTGGTGAAGTTCTTGCTATGAAGGTTGTATCTTCTGGTAGAGTTGTCACAGCTAGAAAGATGGACAATGCTACTATAACAGAATATCAAACAGCTACATCTACAGTCAACGGAGCAGTTTCTAATTCTACAGCAGTATCACTAGATAACAACACTGCCACTGCCATAGTAAATAGTGCTGTTAATAATAACACCACAGTAGCTGTGGATAGGGTAAGAACTTTTACAGGAGTAACAGGTGCTACTTCTTTAGCTGGTGCAAGTGCTACCTTTAATGTAACAAATACAAATGGTACATACACAGCAGCAATAAATGCAGCAGGTACAGGCTTCAAGGTTAACGAAACAGTAACAGTACTTGGTGCAAACTTAGGTGGTGCTACAGCAGCAAACAACGCAACTATCACAGTTACTTCTGTTGGTTCTAGTGCAGTCACATATACAAACCCAACGCAGTCTGGCTATGGTGGTTCTGGTAGCAGTGCTACATTTAATATTACTAAAACAGGAACTACATACACTGTAGCGATTACTGCAGCAGGTTCAGGTTATTCAGCTAGTGAAACAATTAAAGTAGTTGGTACACAGTTAAATGGGGCTACTACAGCTAACGATGCAACCATAACAATAACTACAGTAGATGGATCAGGTGGTATAACAGGAGCCACCATAGCAGGTACAGGTTTAGCAGAAGGTCCAGTTACAGGTGTTAGCGTTGCTGGTACTGGTGCAGCATTTGGAACTATTACCAAAGGTATGCTTGTAACTGGTACTGGTATAACTGGTGATGTAACAGTAAAAACTGTAACAAGTCAAACTAGTATTATACTAGACACAGCAGTATCTTTAGCAGATGATGCCGTACTTAGTTTTGTTACTAATATAAAAGCTGGTATGTTTGTTACAGGCACAGGCATATCTGGTACTGTTAAAGTAGCATCACTAACTAATCAAAATAGTATTGTACTTGACTCAGCCCAGTCTATATCCGATAATACTGTTCTTACATTTGGTACGTTTCATTCTACACAATTAAATAAAACATTATACTTTCATGGTACAGGAACCACTTGGTCACACATAGGTACAAGCTCTTCTACTAATACATTAAAATGCAGGTTTGCATCTTTTAATTTTACACAAGAAGATAAAACAATATTTGTAGATAGTAAAAGCTATCCTATCATATATAATGCTAGTGGTAATACTGTAGTATCTTTATCCTCTTCTAATAGTTCAGATGTACAAGGTGCAGAGAATGTTGTAGTATTTAAGAACCACGCTTTCTACTCTAAAGGTAGTAAGATATTCTTTACAGCACCTAACACAGTAGATGATTTTGCTACAAGTAATGGCGCTGGTACAATAAACGTTGGACATGATGTCACAGGTATGATAGGCTTTCGTGAACAACTTATCATATTTACTACAGACACAATAAAAAAACTTGTAGGTAGTACTTCATCTGACTTTAAACTAGAACCTATAACAGATAGAATAGGCTGTATTAACCCAGACAGCATACAGGAATTTGGTGGTGACGTAGCATACCTATCTCCTGATGGTATACGTTTATTAAGTGCTACTGATCGTATTGGTGACTTAGCTCTTGATATTGCTTCTGATCCTATCTATAAAGATGCAAACGAGTTTATATCACAGACAGATGTGTTTTGTTCTGTGCTAGTTAGAGGCAAATCTCAGTATAGGTTGTTTGCATATATACCTAGTGTACAAACAGCTAGTGCATCAGGATTGATAGCAACTAAGTTTATTGCTCAAGGTGGTAGCGGTATAGCTTGGTCTACTACTAAAGGACTAAAGGTAAACGTAGCAGACAGTACGTACTCAGGTGCAACAGAGACTATTATGTTTGGTAATGATGATGGCTTCTGTTATAGAATGGACTCAGGTAACTCTTTTGATGGTAGTGCAATAGAGTCAATATATGAATCACCATTTATGCCTATTACAGATCCTCAGATACGTAAGACTATGTACAAGCTAACCCTGTATGCAAATCCTACGGGAACTATGAATGTAGACGTAAACTTTAAGATAGACTTTGATGCAGGTAATGATCCAAGTGTTATACAACCTCCAGCTATAACAGTTTCTTCAGCAGCAGCAGGTGGTGGTATTAGTTTATTCGGTGCATCTACTTCTGTGTATGGTGGTTCAGGTGTTACCTATGGTGGTGTGTTAGATAAAATATATAAACAAAACTTAGTAGGTTCATTTAAAACGGTAGCAATGCGTATTACAGACAACTCAACAAATCCAACCTTTACTCTTGACACAGCCGTTCTTGAGTACAGACAACATGATAGGCAGTAACAATGGCAGGTTATACAAGACAAGCAGCAGCTAACATCGCTACAGGTAGTGTTATTGACGCTGATGATTTCAATGATGAGTACAATCAGATACAGTCAGCATTCAATGCTAGTACTGGTCACACCCACGATGGTACTGCAGCAGAGGGCGCACCTATTGAAAAGGTAGGACCATCGCAGGACTTAGTTGTAACAGCATCTCAGGTAAGACCTAAAACTACTAACACATTAGACTTAGGTACATCAGCACTACAATACAAAGATGCTTTCTTTGATGGTACAGTAAAAACAGATACACTAACTGTAGATGAAAATGCTACAATAACAGGTAACCTAAGTGTAGCTGGAAACTTAACAGGGGCTGGTGTTAACGCTGGTGCAAGAGGAGCATTGTCTGCAGGTACAGGTATATCTTATAATAGTAGCAGTGGTGTTATTACTTGTACTGTTGATACACCTGCAGAAGTAGGACTGGGTAATCTATCAAACAATGGTAACAACTTATCTGGTAACTTTACCGCAACAGGAAACGTTACAGCTTTCTCAGATGAAAGACTAAAAGAAAACGTACAAACAATAGAAGGTGCGCTTGACAAAGTATCACAAATGCGTGGTGTAACTTATAACTACAAGAGTGAACTTAATGATGGGCAACGTGGCACAGGTGTCATAGCTCAAGAGATGCAACAAGTTATGCCAGAGGTTGTAGAAGAAGGTCAGTACCTATCTGTAGCATATGGTAACCTAGTAGGTGTACTAATAGAAGCTGTAAAAGAATTACAAGCAGAAATTAAGGAACTAAAGAATGGGCCTACAAAGTAGCGGCGCTATAAGTTTAGATGATTTACACGTAGAGGTAGGTGGTACTAGTGGTACTACCTGTTCTTTGAATGACCCTGACATTCGTGCGTTGATAGATGTAGGAGATGGAGCAGGTCAAAGTATACAACAATATTATGGTCAGTCTGCTGAAACATCACTACCCACTGGTGGTAGTCAAATTAACGGACAAGTTCAACTAAAACGTATCACAGCATCAGACTATATTTCATCTGGTGGTACTTTACGTGTACCTTCAAACATGTGGGTTTGGTCTGATAGTACATCACATGCTGCATTAACTATAGATATATCATGCACTGTTATAAATGATGGAAAAATAATTGGCTGTGGTGCTGTCGGAGGAAGGTATTATCAAGCTGCTGCTAGTGGTGGTCCTGCTATAAATGTAACAGCAAGTGGTGTTACTATTACAAATAGCTCTGGGGCGTATATTGCAGGTGGTGGTGGTGGAGGCGCACATGGACGTGACCACTCTGACCCCGGTGATTACAACTCTGGCGGTGGCGGCGGTGCTGGCGGCGGTGCTGGAGGACTTGGCGGTAACGGTTATGCTAACGGTGGTACTGGTGGCGTATTAAATGGTACTGGTGGAAGAGGCTACAACAAATACAATTCATCACAAACAGGTGCTTACGGAGGTGGTGCTGGTGGTGGCGGCGGCTTTAAAGGAAGTAACGTTGGTGGCGGTGGTGGTGGCCGTATTTTACCCGGCGTTGGCGGTCTACATAATGGCGGTAATGACAGTAGATTACAAGGTGGTTCTGGTGGAAATGCTGGAACTAACTCTGGTGTTCACGAAGGCGGCGGTGGAGGCGGCGGCTGGGGTGCTTCGGGAGGCAGTGGAAACAGAGGAGATGCTGGTGGGTCTGGTGGCGCAGCTATATCAGGAACAAGTCGCACTTTGTCTAACAGCGGTACAATTTATGGAAGCACATAATGAGTAGATATATTTACGCAGATAATAGATACGAAACTGTTTCTGATGTTGAGAATGCAGTTAGAAATATGAAAGATGTTTTAGATAATAAGCCAACAACTTGGTGTGTTGTAAAATCTATGATAAACCCTAAGATTATTCCGTTATCTACTGGGAATGTTGTTGGCTGGGATTCTGGAGATCCTTTAAACGACACGCAGATAAAAGCTTTAAGTAATTCTGATACTGTATATAATGTATATTCAGTTAATGATGGATACAATTACACAGAAGTATCAGAGTCTAACACAGTTACAAAAGTAACACAAATGAGACAATCTTACGCAAGATGGAAAGATGTTTCTAAATACTACGACTCTCAAGTAGCAGAGGGTGAGCCTTTTATAGAACACAACGTAACAAACGAGGATATGTCTGGCTATGTCTAGCATCACACCAGAAGAACTAGAAGATATGCTAGACCGTGCAGCCAAGCGTGGTGCTACAGCAGCATTACGTGAAGTAGGACTACACGATGATGATGCTCGTAAAGATATAATTGAGATGCGTAACTTACTGGAAACGTGGCGTGATACACGCAGAGGTGTGTGGTCTACTATTGTAAAGATGTCAACCGTAGCAGTAATAACATTCATTGCAGCATCACTGTGGATGCAAATAGGGAAATAATAATATGGCTAAGAAATTTCTAGGGTTCAAACCTGAAACAATGCAAAACAAAATACTCCCAGCACTAGGGTATAATGGAGCAATGGATCAGAAGTCTATCAATGCTTTCTTAGCAGCTAGTCCTGCAGCAGCAGCCAAGATGGGTAAGTACACTATGACAGCTAGACAGATGGTTGAGGGCAAGCCTGTAAACATGGCTCCCGGTGGATACACGAATAAAGGTAAATCACGCACAGGGTTTGATGGAGGTACTTCAAGAGCAGACATGGGAATAGGAACAAAACCTTCTGCACCAAAAGTACATCCAGGAATAGCTAGGCATAATGCAATCTTAGCTAGTCACAATAGTATGGGTAAAGACATATTTGGTAGAGATGCCAGCGGTGGCAGTAGTAGCGGTGGCGGCGGTGGTACACGAATTAATCTTCCTAGCATTGGAGGTAGCTCAACAATACCTGTTGGTGGAGGGGCTGGAAACATACCTGTTGCTGGAACTACTATTATAAATCCTGATGGTTCAGTTACGCCGGGCAGCACAGGTGGAGGTACAGGTGGTACAGCAAACCCTGCCAACATGATGCCAAGTGGTTCACTACTATCACAACAGATAGGTGCTGATCCAAACATGATGGTAACTAGAGCAGGTGTTGTAGCAAAAGACGGTGGCCCTGCAACACTGATACCACAAGGTACAGGTCAGGCAGGAGCAGCAGCACAGGCAGGAGTTACAACAGCACCACAGGCTGCGACAGCAGAAGAAATTGCTGCTATGACACCAGCGCAGTATGAAGCATATAAATCACAGATGGCACTACAGACAGCTTTAAATAATTATTTAGCTGCACAAGGAAGTGTTGATCCTAATTCTCTTGTTGATCCTGCACAAATGAATCCTTTCACAGCAGCAGCATTATCTTTACAGGCTGCACAGTTAGGAGCGCCACAAACAGTAACTGCTCCTAATGCACTAGCCTCAACACCAGATCAACTTGTTGATGGTACTACTGTAGATCAGACAAAGGTAGATGCTACTATAGCAAAGAACCAAGCAGCATCTGTAAAGACTGAGTTAGATACTTTGATGCAAGACTTCCAAGGTGGTAATCCACCATCATGGGCTGCAGGTGCTATGAGAAACGCTGCTTCTGCAATGGCTGCACGTGGGTTGTCAGCTTCTAGTATGGCAGGTATGGCTATTGTACAAGCTGCTATGGAATCAGCACTACCTATCGCACAGATAGATGCAGGAAACAAACAGCAGGTAGCTATGCTTAATGCTGAACAACGTGCCAGCTTTTTGGGTATGGAGTTTGACCAAGAGTTCCAAGCCAAGGTAAAGAATGCAGCACGTATATCAGAGATAGCTAACATAAACTTTACAGCAGCACAGCAGATAGCATTAGAGAATGCTAAGATGGCACAGACTGTAGACCTAGCTAACCTAGATGCTAGACAAGCTAAAGTTCTAGCTGATGCAGCTACACTATCACAGATAGACTTAACTAACCTAAACAATAGACAAGCTGCTAACGTACAGAATGCTCAGTCTTTCCTTGCTATGGACATGGCTAATCTAAGTAATCAGCAGCAGATGCAAGTTATTAGAGCGCAAGAAACTGCTCAAGCAATACTTAGTGACGGTGCTGCAGAGAATGCTGCAAGACAGTTTAACGCTACATCACAAAACCAAACAGAACAGTTCTTCAGATCCCTTGGTTCACAGGTACAGAGATTTAACGCAGAGCAGATCAACGCTATCAACCGTTTCAATGCAGGTGAAACAAATGCGCTGGCACAGTTTAACACAGCACAGACTAATGCACGTGATCAGTTCAACGCACAGAACCACCTTGTAGTTGCACAGGCCAACGCTGCATGGGCGCAAGCTATTACTACAGCAGCCAACGCAGCAGCCAACCAAGCTAATAGAGATGCAGCACTAGCCGCAAACAATCTCACATCAACAATGTATAATAATGCTATACAAAGAGAGCGAGATCTGTTAGCATGGGCGTGGCAGTCTGGTGAGAGTGCAGCAGATAGAACAACAAAGATACTGGAAGCACAGATAGAAGCTAATGGTGAGTCACAAACATTACTTGAAAACGCTGCTGGTAATTTTGTTGGTGAGCTTGTTAAAGGCGCAACAAGTATTATCCTCGGAAACATCACTAGCTTTAACCCATTTAAAGGTTTGGGAAAATAATATGTACGATCCAAAGTTCTCTGTAAAACAAATGTATGACCAGTACGGTAGCTCTCGTAATACTACCAAAACTGCAGGTCCAAAAGGCTTTACTAAAAAGAATACGTCTAAGCCATCTAAATCTGTTTCTCTTGGTGGGTTCGAACCAGATCCTGCACAACGTAGTTCAAGAGGTCTAGGCTCTAAACCTACTTTTAACTTTGGTACAGATGACAGTGGGGCAGATAACAATCCCAACAGAGATGAGTATGAAAGCAAAGGTATTGTAGCTAAGTTGTACGACAGGGCTGTTACTACATTGCGTAACTTTGGTGCTGATGAACCAGAGGATGTAATAGTAGATGGGCAAAGAGTGTATCAAGGACCACTATTTAGAGGCTACACTCCTGACACATCTAACCTTTTTGTAGATAACAACCCTAATAGGGATAGACGTGCTGTTATGCCTGATAGTACTATGAATATGTTTGGTGTAAACACAGACAACCCTAGCCTAAATATGTTTGGTGTATTACGTAACTCTTTCCGTAATCCTACTAAGGAACTTATACCCCCTGTTCTACCAGAGTCACCAGCTAACATGGACCCTATGACTAGGATATTCTCTGAGGCAATGATTCCTCCTTCTGATTTTCTTACAACTGCAGAGTATACTGTTAGCGAAGGTGAATCTTTACTCACTGTATTAGATACTTTAAATGCAGGTAAACCTAATAGTCAGAAGGTTACTCTTGAAGAACTAGGAGAGTTAAATAATATACCTGATGCAGTCGCTGATCCGTTTGGTAAAATAGAAAAAGGTCAAGTAATAAAAGTACCTGTGAAAAAACAAACTGCAGTGGGAGATCTTAGAGATAAAATAGAAGCAGAAAGAAGCATAGAAAAAGCACGTATTGAATTTGAAAGATTACCTGAAGCTGAAAAAGAAAAGATAAGAGATAGGTACAGGTTGTATGAACAAGCACAGCCAGCTAGTGCAGATGCTTCCACTATGGACTTTGTTAAAGCTTTTAAGCTTATGAGAGAAGGAAAGTTTAACGAGGCTGCTGCAGCAGTTGGCATTGGTGTTGAGACAGACGAAGAAAAAATACAATCTGCAGTTGGTTTAGGATCAAAACAATACAAGATAAAGAAAGGTGATACCTTATCTAAGATAGCACGTGAAAAAGGCTTTACTTTATCTCAAATGAAGGAAGCCAATCCTAATATAGATCACGACAATTTAAAAATAGGAGACACAATAAAATTGCCTCAAGCTGGAGCAGCTACAGAAACAGTTGTGTCAGAAGTTGTAACTAATACAATTACACCAGTAAAAGAGGGTAAGTTAAATATAGGAACAGGCAACAGAAATGATTATCCAAACCAATTAGTATATGGATCAACTCCTTTATTATCTATGGATTACAATGGTGGTGGAGGCAGGGGTGTAGAAGTTATTGTTCCTGACTGGGTTTATGAAGCAGGTCCAGGAAATATTTACTTTGATGCTGCACAAAAATATATTGACTCTGTAATAAAATTTGCAAATGACAAAGGGTATGGAGGCTATAAACCTAGAAAGTATAGTTATAATGATAAGGGTATAAAATCAAAAACCATGAATAAAAGAGGACACCCAAATGTAATACACATTGAACCTTTCTTTCATGAAGATAAAAAAATGGTAGACATAGTTAACAAGCATAAAGAAGAATTTTTTGACTTATATTATAATGCTTTTAAAGATTTGCCTACAACTATAATACCCCCTCATGGAACTACTTCGGAAGGTGTTGTTGATCCCGGCGCACCTAACGATACACTTGGATCAGAACTTTCGTTTGGTAGAGAGGCTGCGGAATACCTAACAAATAAATATGGAAACAAATAATGTTTGGATTACCACTAGAACTAATAACAATGCTTGGCTCTACCGTACTAGGTGGAGTGATGTCCATATGGGGGCAGAGCATGAAGATGAAACAGGAGCAGAACAAGATGCTCTTGGAACGTGCCAATGCTAACGCAAGCTTTGTAGCTGACGCACGTAACGCTGGAAAGACAGATAAACATTTCGCATGGACAAGAAGACTTATTGCATTATCTGCAGTCTTTGCTATAATAGTGTTGCCAAAGTTGGTTGCTGTATTCTATCCAGAAGTAGGCGTATATGTAGGCTACACTGAGATACAGGTAGGCTTCCTCGACTTTATCTTTGGAGCAGGTGAAGAGGTAGTTAAGTGGCAGTACGCACAAGGATTTGTAATAACACCACTAGATACACACATAGTATCAGCTATCGTAGGCTTATACTTTGGTGCAGGATTTACTAAGTAGGAAAACAAAATGACAACAATAGCTATATTTGATCAACCAATTCCGGGTCAGTCTTTGACAGGTGAACCTAAGAATAATCCTTGGGAACAGCCAGCGCAGATGTCAGACGTAGAAGAAGTTACCATGTTCTACATAGGCAACATGGCTAACCAAGATGTAATAGATGATCTTGCTGCTGTATGTCAGACAGGCTTATCTCTCAAGCCCATAGTAGATACCATAGTAAGCGCAGGTAACATGAATGGTCTACACTCTGTAGATGTAGGTATGCTAGTCAAACCTATTATCCACACGTTCTTGAAGCAAGCTATCAAAAGCGTAGGCGTTGAGGTTTCAGATGATGGTAGAGATTATCAGAAGGAAGCAGAGGCTAAAGAGCTACAACGTTTCCAAGTTTTAGTGGGTGCATATCTAAAAGATAATCCTGACGATGGCACAGATCCCGGAAAGAGAATGTTAAGTGAGTTGGTTGAACAACAGCCAGAGGAAGAAGACACACCAGAAGAAGAGAAGCCCAAAGGCTTGATGGCGAAAGGTTAGTAATATGGGATTTGATTGGAAAGCATTTGCTGCAGCCTTCTTGGATAAACAAACAGAGGGCATCAGAGAAAGAAAAGAAGAAGCCAAAGAGTACGAAGACGAGCAGGAAGAACTTGCAAAGGCTAACAGAAAAATCATAGCTGATAGAACTTTACTAGCAAGTGAGTATGGTCAGCTAGGTAAAAAAGCTATGGAGCTAGGTGCTACTAAAGAGCAAGTCATGGCTGCTATGGGTTCTGGTGCGCTGGGCATAAAAACTTTCTATGATAAACTTCTAGCTGCTGCTAATCAAAAAGGTATAAGCACACTAGGTCCATCAGATGTAGAAGCTATCATAGATATGCCTGAAGTGTTTGAGGTTAATCCTGATTATATAGACATGAACCTTAATGAACTTGCTCAGATACAGTATGGTGCTAAGACAAAACCCGGAACTAGACCAGCAGATGTACAAACAAGTGATAGTGTACTTGCCACTCTGTTTGGTGTAAATGCTATGGATCAAGCAAAGCAAAAGTTACAGGACACAAAGGCTGTGGGTGGTATGTCTATAGCTGATATCAACGAACTTGCTGCACAATCAGAATACAATTCATTGTTTCCTAACTTGGGTGTTAACTTCTTTGATAAAGAATTTTATGGACCAGAATCAGCCAGTAAGTTTCTAAAAGATTTAGTTGAAATAGAAACGGAAGCAGCAAATACCCCAGCGGCTAAAGCTAGGATTCAAGCAGCAGGTGAGGCATTTGCAGAAAAAATGAGATCAGAAAAACCTGAAGATCAGGAGTGGATAGAAGAACAGAAAAGACTAAACAGAACATTCCGTGACGCTGAAGCAGACCAAAGAGAGTTAATAATTGTAGAAACGGCTATGTCAGTTATAGAAGGTGCTATTGGTACGTATGGAGAGACTGGCTTGTTTGATCACGAACCTTCCGTAAATATAATGAAGAGAATTATGGGAGAAGATTGGGTAAACGGAGAGATAGAATTAATCAAAAACTTTAACCAACAAGAACAACCAGAGGAGTCACAACCTGAACCGTCTAGCGAACAACCTCCCAACACAGAACAAAATCAAGAAGAACAAACCCAAGAAACTACCGAAACGGAAACGTCCGATACAACTAATCAAGAAACGGCGTTACCTCCAGAAGAAAGAGTCGAAGAAGTAGAAGTAAGCGTAGAAGAAAAGAAAGAAGCGTTACTGAATAAGACTTTTCCAACAAGACCAAGTAGGTTTAATGCTAAGAGAGTAGGCTGGGATAGAGATTATGAAGGTAAGGTAGATCCTGAAAGTGGTAAAGTTATTATGGCTCCACCAAGACCTCCTGAAGGTGGAGAAAAAACTAAAGAGTTACCCTCTTACAATCAGTTTGGTGTTCGTAACGTTGGAAAATTTAGAAAGGTTACTGAAGCTGAGTACTGGGATGCTACGTATGGAGGAACCCACGATACTATGACAGGACTTCCTATAGGCTTATACGAAATAATGCTTGGATTAGAGGACTAGTATGGCAAACTACCTAGAAGCTAAAAGAAGAATGCAAGAACTCTATAAGGGTTCTTCTACTTCTACTTTACCTGAAAGAGAAGAAGACTTCTACATAGATAAGAATGCTACGTTGAAGAAAGATGATCTTTTAAAGTATGAGTATTTAACTCCTATTCGTTCTTACATGATAGAACGTAAGGGTGTAGATTACCAAGATAAAAGTGCTGAAGAAGTTGTTGATGACTTTGTACAACACATGAGATACTTCAATGCTAATTCTGTAAGCACCACAGGTGAGCTTAGATTTATAAACAAAGCAAGCCAAAGAACAAAAGACACGGCTGGTAAAGCTTATCAGATATATGAACAGCTAGGTAATGTGTTTCAGAATGATGGAGCTATGGGTGCTGTTGATGGTGTAAAAGATTACATCTTTGCTGCAGCTAAAGACCCAACAAACTATTTAGGTTTAGTTACTGGTGGTCTTGGTAGGTTTCTTGCAGGTGGTTACTCACTGGCAGGTAAGAAAGTTATACAAGACGCAGTGAAGAGAGCAGGACTGCAAGCTGCAAGAGATGGTAAGAGTGCGTCACAAATTAGAAAGGCAGCAGAGAAAGCTGCAATGCAAGCCGCTAGAAAAGCAGCAAGATCTGGACTGTCTAAGAACCAGTCAAAGAAAGCAGCAGAAAAGGTTACTCAAGAGGTTACCAAAGAAGGACGCAGAAACGTAATACAAAATGCTATGCAAAGAAAGCAAGCTGAGTTGTTTGATAAAGCAAGTGGCACAGCGTTAAAGGCAACACTAGTAGGTGATGCAGGATTTGCTATGCTACAGGACTCTCTAGCACAGAACACTTTGATGGAAGCTGGCGCACAGGAGCAGTACAGTAAAACACAAACAGCTTTCTCTTCCTTGTTAGGTGGTGTAGCAGGTGCAGCACAGCTAGGCTTTGGTAAGTTTCGTGGAGTATCAGAACTTCAAGAGCCTGAATCTACATTAGGAGATATTGCTAAGACTGTAATAGAAAATAACTCAGCCATACTATCTAGGAAAGATGGTAAAAAAGTTACTAAACAAATGTTAGCAGACATCGAAGCATGGAATGAAAAGGTAGACAAGGGATTAAAACTAGAAGCTGCTGTCATGCCATCTGATTTGTTCTCTACTATAATGCTAGGAACAGACGGTAAGGGTGGACTAGCAAGGCTGATGCATGATAGAGGTATGAAGATACACTCTAAAAAATTAACAGCAGATGTAGTAACTAATGTAGTTAGATTCCTACCTGAAGAAGACTTGATACAGATCAACAAGGCTATGGGTAAGTACACAAATCTGACACTAGGTGAGATAGGAGATACTAAGGGTATTGACTTAACAAATCTACTGTCAAAAGATTCTAGTGAAGCAGGTAAAATACTTAATGTATTGTCACAGACAAAGAACATTGTTAACTCAGGCATCGTAGCTGCTGGAGATAAGGCCAAGAAAACTTTAGAGGATGATATAGCAGAGGCTACTGAAGAAGTAGACAAGATGAATAAGTCACAGCCTCTCAAGTACGGACAGTCTGTATGGAAACGTTTACTTGTTTCATCTCCTGCCACTACCATGATCAACGTTGCTGGCTTTGCTCAGTACTACGTAGGTCAGACTATGGCTGACTTGTTTAACTTTGGTCTGCTAAGTTTTAAAGCACTAGCTCAATCAACTTATGATACGAATGCTGCTCGAACTACAATGCGACAGGCACGTGCTTACACACAAGTACAGGCACAGAAGTTCAGGAACTTGTTAGACCCCTACACTACACACGATGCGTACATGCGTTTCTTAAATGATGCTAACAATGAGCAGGTACGTAAGAAGTTATTTGAAACTATGTCAGGTGGTGTAGAAGTTAACGCAGAAAGATTTGGTATTGATCCTAACAACAAGCTGTATAGAAACATAGAGGCTGGTGCTAACGCAGCAGCTAACATATCTGGTGTACGTATACAAGATAGCTTTACTAAGTCTCAGATGTTTATGACTGAGATGGATAAGTACATGCGTATAAACAAAGGTAAAAGTTTGAAGGAAGCTATGATAGCAGGGGATGAACCTGAACTAGAGGTTATCCAAGGTGCGCTGGATGGTACACTAAAGTCTGTATTTTCGAAGGACTACACAACTACAGAGCAACCAGAACTATTAAGGACTGCTGCTAAGATGGCTGAAACTTTTTCCAACACTCCAGGTTTTGGTACACTTCTACCATTCGGTAGGTTCTTCAACAACGTTGTAGCTACAGCTTATCAGTGGTCATTCCTGTCTACACCAGAACAGTTCTTTAGGTTTGGTAGAACCATGTTCAAGCAAAACCCTGAAGCAACAGAGATGGATGCCTTTGCTCGTTATCTTGTAGGCAACACAGCATTGATGATGTCTATGCAGTATGACAACGAAAGAAGAGAGCAAGGTCTAGGTGTATATGAAGTAGACGTAGGCGGTGGTACTATTGTAGATGCCAAGAACACATACCCATTCTCTCTATGGCTTGCTGGAGGTAGAGTGCTGAACACCATGAGAAATGGTGAGCAAGTATCAGCAGACTTACAAAGAGAGATAGGCACACAGTTAGCTGTCGGTCAGCTTGCACGTGATGCACAGTTTGCCAACGACATAAATAATATACTAGATGTGTTGACTAACGTAGACATAGACAAGAGAGCAGCAGCTATAGATGGTTTGTATAAAGTAACTGGTAACTTTGCTGCAGGTTTTACTAGACCAGTAGATGTAGTTAACAAAGCTGTCGGTATGGCGCTGGGCAATGACACAGCTAAAGATGTGCGTCAAGCAGAAGGTATCAATGCATTCTCACAAACTGCTACCAAATATGTTGACAACATAATAGAAGCATTGTTTGGTAAGATAGATAGTATAACAGGTGAAGAATTAGAAGTAGCCACCAGAGAGGGAGAGATATACGATCCCAATCCTTTTGCACGTATGTTTGGCTTAACAATAAAACCGGGTAGAACAGCTACAGAAAAAGTATATTCTATGGCTGACATGGCTGACTGGAAAGCTAGTGAGAGAACAAACATACCTGCCTATGACAAGATCTTTAATGGTATGTTAGCTCCTATGCTTGAGACTTACACACAAGAACTACTAGATAATCCTAGATTTAAAGAAGCAAGCATAAAGCAGAAACGAGGTATGCTAAAGAAAAGAATGTCTGACGTTAAGGCCAGAGTACGAGAGAGTATGGAGGGAGGTTACGCTGGATATGACGCACGTGTATTAAACAACGCAGTAAAAGCCACTCGAAAGTTTAACAAAGAAACTAGAAGAGAAGCTTTGAAGATGTTGAAGCGTGACTATGGCATCACTGGACAGCTAGAAGATCTTAACTTCAGAGAACTAGAATTATTTATGCGCTACGCAGAGTTCATCAAAGAAGCAGAGGATGCAGTAGGTCGAATATAATTAGACTTCTCTAGATACTCTACTGCTTTCTTTACACCCTCTAAGTTATCACCAAGCTTACCGATACCGTGATTACACTGTTCGCATAACCAACCTCTGAACTTTAGTGTTTCATGGCAATGATCTATGACTAGGCTTTTGTGTGAGCGTTGACCACAGCAATCACAGAAGTCTGTCTTCTTATGTCCGTGAACTTTTCTTAGTTCATCTCTTAACTTACTTTGTTTTCTTATACAGCCCTTACACCTAGTGTCATAACCTGACTTATTAGTTATGGTTTTTGGAAATAGGTGTAGGGGTTTTTCTTTTTGACAGACCTTGCATGTTTGTAACTCATCCCCTTCGAGTATATTATACTGTTCCTCAAGAACAAACAAGTCTAGTTGCATCACACCTCCTGTGGTATCTGTGTACACCATACCCAGTATATAGCATCTTTCATATAGTCGGGTCTAGTAGCCTCCAATATTTGTCTACGTTTTACTACCGCATCCTGACACTTATCTAGTTCAAAGTAAATCTTTTGATCACTTAACACTGAAGGTTGTCCGTTAAAAATAAAAGCTGCTACTAAGACCCACATCATAGTCTATTCCTTTTCTTCGTAAAAAGATTCTACTTTATCGCTGACCCAAGGCTCAACGTATTTATTTGCTAGATCACCTACTACTATAAAAGCGATTAGCGCTGCCATAATTTCTGCCATACTTAACTCCTATGTTATATCGACAACTTCACACACGTCACCAGTACAAGCAAATGTTTGACTGGATTTAGTGTTATCTTCTTTCTCATACTCTGACAGCTTGTTCCAGTCAATCTTCTCTGGCATACACGACAGTAGGTATTCATAGTCATGCTTACCACAGTCTTGGTATGGTGCTTGCTGATAGGTATGATCTGAGTGTGGTAAAAATGACACACCTGACATTTCATCAAAGTGTTTGTAAACGAATGCCCCCACCTCTAGCCACTCGTCATCACGCACTGATATTGTTACACTAGGTTTATGTTCACACCAATGGCGTTGGTATGTAAGCCATGTCTCTAGCTGCTCAATAGCAGTCATGTCGTTACGTGTCACAGCATTCTCTGGCGATTTGAAAGGAAAGCTGAACACAGTTGTTGTGTCTGGTTTGTTTATCTCTGGTTCATTAGGAACCTTCTGATCAATCATAAACTGTGTGAGGGGATCTTTATTATCACCTCGTACAGTACGGATGTAATATGGAGAGTGACGAGCATGTATACCACTGGCACTGTCCACCAACTGCGAGACAGTACCCGAAGGTTTGACGCAGGTAATAGCAGCAGACTGAGGTATACCAAGCAGGTCAGCATATTCGTGATTAGTAGCCACTGCGACATTTCGTAAGTTATCAAGTGTCTTCTCCAAGTTAGAGTTAACTGAAGTCATCAATGGGTTGTCCATGATACCTGTTAGTGATACACCTAAGAGTCTTTCTTCTTCTGTGTTTCTTTGCCAGACTTTACGTAGGTATGGAAATCTGGTGTAGGAGGATTGAATAGTGCCAAGAATCGTTGCCACTTTGACTTTCCGTTTAAGGTCTTCATACGTATCCGTTTCCCTAACGACAACCTCTGTAAGATTGCAGAACTGATACGGTCTAAGTATGATCTCGCTGCAAGGATTAGTTCCAAACTCATAGTTCGGATCTCGTCTGCCATACTTCTCAGCTTGTTTCTTAGATGCTTCACGATTAAATATCCCTCTTTCACCAGACTTACTCTCGACAAGAGCAGTCCATTCTCGCATGAATGTTTCGATGTCAGGCTTCTCCGAATAGGATACACTGTTGTTTGCTAATGCTCTATGCGGTGCTGTTTCCCACCACTGCCCTGACTTAGCATGACGCATACGGTCATCACTAAGGTTAGACAGAGAGATCATAGCACTACGTCTGACACCACCTACTACAACTATCTGACCTATGAAACACATTAAGTCGTGGCATTCCATAGAAGATAGCTTACGCCCTTGCGCCAACTTGAATGTCGTAACTGTAAAGTTAAACAACTCAACAAGAGGTGCAGGACCACTAGCTCTACCCCCAAAAGTTTTTAGTCTAGCACCTGCAGGACGTACACGTGACACATCCCACTTCGGTATCTCACCTGCCCACAGTAATGCTAGTAGTTGTCTGTATGCTTTAGCCCAACCTTCCTTGCTGTCTCTTACAACAATCATAGTCTCGCTCTCATACAACTCAGGTACTTCAGGTAGTTTCTGTATGAACTGACGCTCTACTGAAAAGCCTACGCCTGTACCACACAACAAGATAAACATAGCTTCATCGAATGACTTAGGGTCATCCACTGGTAGATAGCTACAGTTATATCCTGCTGTGTTATCTCTTTCCAACGCAGCACCTGCAGTCATCATGGCTCTCATGCTTGGCATTACTTCTAGTGCAAGTATAGACTGCTCTATCTGATTGACATACGAATCATTGCCTAGCACTGGACGTACCACGTTATCAACGTAGCGTCCTACTGTCTCAGCCCATGACTCACGGCCTCTACCATCAATGTACTTTGCGTACCGTGACTGGTGTATAAAACTCTGATAATCTGTTGGTAATAAGTTACTCATCTTTTCCTCCATAATCCCTAGTAAATACCCACACTGCTCCTGCTATTACAAGGAACAGTATAATCATAGCCATGTATATGTCTGTCATCTGTTATCCCCACTTCCTTGTATAGTTCCTCTCTCCTGTCTGCTCTTCAGCTTAGACAAGTTCTTCAACGCTACCTCTGCCATATCTATCTCTAAGTCACGACACAGCGCAGCAATATACCACAACACATCACCAATCTCTGCAGCTATAGCATCCTTGTTGAACGTACCATCACGCAACATCTTCTTGATCTTACCTTGTACTTCACCTGCTTCATT